ATGGCCGCCCATGCTTCATTCATTGTGATCCCTTAATAAAGATGACAAAAAAAACCGCCAAGAGGCGGTTTATTTGGGCGACTGGCAGGCCGAGTTTATGCTTTTTCGCATTGCTTTCGGTTGGCTCACCGGACTCGCTCCGGGGATGCTCCTCTGGCAAATTGGTTGTCTGACCTCTCGGGTTTTCATGGGTTAACCTTCAATCGCAACACTGAAGGCAAGAGCTGAACACCCCCAGGGTGAACTGGTAGACATCGGCACAGCCTCCGTCGCCACTCTTTGCCCACTATCCAATCTTGTTCCATCCCCTGGTCAGACACTCAGATGTTGCGCTCTGCAGCGGCATGCGGGGGAATACAAAAACTCGGACAAAATAAGGCCCTCCTTTCTGGATCTCTCGCGGGGATAAAACCATTAAACATGTGTTCGCCTAAAGATTCAACTATACAACATATGGTTTTTTTCAGACCTTAGGTGCAGTTGCAATCATCGCCGCCCAGCACAGTTTTGCCCGGTGAGCCGCCTGCTGGCATCCACTCATAGCCTCATACTCCTCCCATTCTTTCTCATCGCTAAAGCTCTCATCAGGCTCTGACTCGAAACCATTGACGATCATGTCTTCAGTTGGCTCAACCGGTACCGCAACCCACCCCTCTGGCAACTTGTAAGCCGTCGTTACAGGATCAGCCATCAGAGACGCCAGCGCTAACTTCATTGCCGCCAGCGCCTTGGCCGCATCTTCGTTTACAACTCCGGGCACAGCATCGCGCTCTTCTTCAAGCTCCGCGATTGTTTTCAGTAGCCATTCTTTGGTTAATGTCATGGGTTAGTCCTCAACCTTGCTGCCGCACAGTGGGCAGTAAAAGAATTTACGAGCGAAGCCAGGGTGCGGAATAGCAAAGCGCTTTGTCTTCTCATTCCAGTCTTCGATTAATTTTTCAAAATCGGCTTCGGCAGCCTTCCAGTCACCGGCGAGGATCGACTTTGTACCGATAATTCCGACGGCACAGCGATCACATTTATCAGCCATATCACTCTCCATTACCGGCTGCGGCGGCGCGTAAGTTGCGCTCTGCAATTAAAGCTGTATCAGTCGGGTCGGTGGTTTCAACGACGCCCGGTTGCAAACGGCTCAAGTCAGAGCCCGTCAGGTTAAAGATTGCGTAAGAGATATCACTGGCTGCCTGGCGCATAACCTCCTTTTGCTCAGAAATCCGCTTCTCTGCGGCTTCCGCCCTGGCTTCCTGTCCATGCGCCTCCGTCCATCCAGCATTGGAATGTACCGCCGTTGCTTTCAGATCGTCGATCTGCTTTTCTTTGGCTTCAAGCTCATCCAGCAGCGCTTCAGCCGCAATGTAGATCAACTGGCGCTCGCGGTCAGCCTGGTCGCTGTAGCACTCCTGCATCATCTTGAATTCTTCACGCAGTGCAAGTTTGTCGATGTTGCTCATTGGGCGGCCTCCCGCTTCCGCTTGTTGTATACGGCCCAGCTCAGAGCATCGAGCTTGTCACGACCTGCTTTGTCGTACATGTGGATGCCATCGCTACAGGCGTGCTCCTGCTTCACCTGCTCTTCGAGAGCGCTTATCTCTTCGTAAGACAGGGTTGCCAGCTTGAGGCGATTCCAGCCAAAGTTACGGATGCGAGTCATGACTGCACTCCTTTGCGCAGCTGGGCGGCGAACTCATCACATACGTGAGTTAAAGAACAAAGTCTTATCGCCGGATGTTCGCGCAACATCTCCACACCCTGAGCCCGCACTTCAGCCAGGAAAGCGTCGGTCGCTGGGGTTTTTAGCCCATCTCGCAATTTTTTATATGCGCTCAGCATTGCCAGCTCCGGCACTTCATCAGCGCCCGCCTGATAAACATCAAGCGCCTCCATCATCAGCTTACTGAATGGTGCTGGCTCCGATTTTTTCAGAAGCGCATTCTCCGCAGCCAGCGCCGCACATCTGGCTTCAAGTGCGGCGTAGTCTTCGTAATCAACCATATCGCCTTCAGCACTCTCTACCACGTCGCAATGGCACGCATGCTCATCACAGGACACCCACTCATAACGTTTCACGTTCATACCCCTACCCTCCCCCAAACCATCAATACTCGCTTCATCGCCTGACTGTTCCGGCACTCCTGGCAGATCACGTTTGTCTCTGTGCGCTGCACCAGCTTCGAATTACCCTTCGGCATGGCCGGGATGGTTTCAGGTGCGTATTTCATGCCGTAGCTGGTCAGCCGATAAAGCCGCTGGCCGTGCTTACCTTCGAACTCGATCAGGCCGTCTGCAAACAACGTGCTTAACGGGCCGGAAATCTTTTTGGCGGTCATGCCGATCATGGTGGCAATGCGAGCACTATTCAGGCCCGGGTTATTACGCAGGGCTGCAAGAATCTGCCCACGGATTGTTATGGTCATCTCACACCATCCCGTTTGACTTGTTGCGGTTGTACTTGGCCTGAAGCAGCTGGATCGGCGTCGGCCCGTGCTCGGCAGCCGGTGCTGCAATCGCCCGGCGTACCGGCGGTATTGGCTTACCCTCGGTGACGCGCTTCTCCCACATGTCCAGCAGATCACCCGCCTCGCGTGCCAGTTCACCATGAGTCAACTGGCGCTCTGTGCTGCGGTGGCGCAGTTCAACGCAGATGTGGTACATGACCGGCTGCGACCAGGGGAATTGCTCACTGGAAGTGAACTCGAACGAACGGTTACGCCAGTTCCAGTATTCGGCGATCACCTGGTCAACGTTGCCGCCCAGCGCCCCGCCGCTCTGTTTGCACCAGGCGACGAACTGGCCCGGCGATGGTAGGAATGGGCGCACCTGGCTGCGAGCTACACGCATGCCAGCATCGACCTGAGCCATTGAGTGGATCCCGTTCTCCTGAAACGCCAGCAGCCACTGACGGCGGAATTCGTTCAGGTCGTCCTGACTGCGGAAGTTCGCCATGCTGGCCGGGAACGCGGCGCGCAGCTCGTTGAACAGCTTGTTGAATACCTGAGCCACCTGCTCTACCGGCGCACGCTCCTGGTACTGCTCTGGCAGATTATGGGCCATACGGCTCATCTGCTCGCGATCATGGTTACGCATCTGCTCTGCAAGAGATTTCATCGGATCACCCCATAAGCCCAGTCAGTGTTGTTGAAGTCGAGATCCGGCTTACCAGATTCTTCGCCTGTCTGCTGCTTGTTGCGTTTGATATCGAGCTGAGTCCACTTGTCGCGCAGCGTTGCCGGACATAGAACATTTCCCTTCCAGAACTTGTCGTTACAGGCCCATTTGAACAGGGCAGCAATTTCGTAGTGGGTGCGATCGTCACGCTCGCGCATCAGGCGGATGTCGTTAGCCCACGCTGCATAGTTTGGTTTTTTGGCAGATGGTGAAATGTTTTGCACCATGGTGAACAGCCATTCAGCGCAGCGTAGGTCTTCTGAGTTACCCCACTTCGTGCCGCTCTGAATTGCCGCTTCAGGTTTCATGACAGGCGGTTTCTTTCCGGTCTTGTCAGAGGATTCGTCAGAATTCTCGGACGTAGAGTTATTTATATTCTTGTTATTACCTTCTTGTTCATGATGTGCGGGGAATTGTGCGGACTTATGTGCGGCATGCCCACCAGAAGCCGCGCCATTACTGGGTTCGTCATGTGCGCCTGTATGTGCGGCTTTATGTGCTGGTGAATCGTCCATTTTTTGAGCATATTCGACGTAATTTGTGATGGTGATCACCCTGCCTTTTCGCTTCTCTCCCTCGATGGAAATCATCCCTTCGCGGACGAAAACAGACAGCATTCTCTCCACTGCGTCGCGGCTTGTCGGGTTGCCCTGACGGTCACACAACTGAAGGCCAAGATCTGCAGCAGTGACGACCAGTTGACCGGGTTGCAGAGGCCATTGCTTGCCCTTGAAGAATGCCGTGTATGGCTGTCTGGCTGCGTCAATGAGCAGGTTCTCCCACAGCGCGCGCAGGAATACATCCTTAGCCCAGGACTTCTTCTTGATGCTCCGGTACAACGGGACGTAACCAGACTTCTGGTTCTCCATCCTGTTGCTCCTTGCGGCTGAGTGCGCCGCGAAATTTGCGTAAGCGACGTTCGACACAGTTAAACCTCCTGCGCCTGGCGTTTTGGATTAGCGTTTGTCATAATGACCTCGCAATTGACTGACGTTTGTTGCACCAGAAAGCCGTTGGTGTTCGAGCACCGCGGCTTTCGCCATTTC